AGGAATTCTTAAAAGATTCAAAGCTTTTGAAAAACAATTATCTTCTGGAATGGTAAATAAAGAATATGATAAAATTAGAAAGAATATAGATGCCCTAAATGCAAAAAAATCAGCAAAGTTTACTGGTGCAAGAGAAGCGGTAAAATTTATAACAACCGATGCAGCTGCAAAACTTGACGAAGTAAGATTTGCAGCAGAAGCCAGGGATATAATTGAAAAATTAGAAAACCCGAATTGGATAGATGGGGATTTAACTACAAAGGACTTCTTTTTATTGCTTAAAGTAGCATCACATTATACCGCATATAATGCAATTAATGTTATTTTAAATAATCTTCTTAAAAATATTAAATCACATCAACATGTAGTCGATGCGGCTATGACATTTGTTGCTGATGTAAAAACAGAAGCTAAATTTGGAAAAACTCTTTTACCTCTATGGATTGTATATGGACATGGGGGCGGATCACATTATCTTGCAACTAAATCTGCATTTCATGCTCAGGCTCAAAAAGAGGTACATGATGTAGAACTTGACCAACCGTACATAGTAATACAAATAACGCCATCAAAAGCAACAGCATCAACGTTTGGATTAGAAGGACATAATGTGACTCAATTATATTTAATGTCGGGATTAGAACAAGTTGGAGAGGATGATTATAAAACAAAATATCTTCTGTTAAATTTTACTACTTCTAGTGGGTCTAGTTTTACGATGAAACCAGAAGTAGAAAAAGAACTGATTAAGGAGTGGTAAGTGTTTGCATTCTCTGAATTTTTAACAGAACAAAAGAATCTCCACATGGAACACCTGGAAGATGAGGTGTTAAATGGTGGAGTAGATGGCACAAGAGGAGCAATAAATTTCCTTCAAGGATTGAGAGATATGCTGGCTGGACACGCCAATGCTTCTGTCGATGTAACCGTAAAATGGGACGGAGCACCGGCTGTGTTCGCTGGCTATAATCCAGAGAATGACCGATTTTTTGTCGGGACCAAAGGAGTATTTGCTAAGAACGCTAAGATAAACTACACAGAAGCAGATATAGATGACAACCACGCCGGAGGCCTGGCAGACAAACTCAAAGTCGCACTTGCAGAATTATCCAGAGTAAATATTAAGGGTGTTCTTCAGGGTGATATGATGTATACTTCAGATGATTTAAAAAGAGAAACAATAGATAACGAAGAATATATTACCTTTCAACCGAATACAATTGTTTATGCAGTACCAGTGAAATCCAAATTGGCGGCCAAAATGATGTCTTCAAATATGGGGATCGTATGGCATACTACTTATAGTGGCGATACGATGGAAGACATGACCGCCTCTTTTGGTGTAAATCCAGGTTCATTTAGAGAGGTAAATACGGTATGGCAGGCTGATGCATCGTTCAAGGACCAGTCGGGAACTGCTACAATGACAAAGAGGGAAACAGGAGAAGTTACTGCAATATTGAAAAAAGCAGGAAGTTTATTCCAGAGATTAGATTCAAATATCCTGGGAATGATTGCAAATGACCCGCAAACATCGACACTGGTGAAAACCTATTATAACACGAAGGTTAGGTCAGGTGAAAAGGTTAAAAATGTTAGGAAACATACGGCTGGAATGATTGCGTATGTATATGACAAATTGAAGGCAGATATTGATAAAGTAAAACAAGAGAAAAGTAAAAAGGCCAAAAAAGAAGTAATGGACAAATATGTGGGGTTCCTGAGAAAGAATTCATCAGAGTTTGTTAAAATATTTGCTATGCAAAATTTACTTATTGATGCTAAATTATTGATTGTACGTAAGTTGGAAAGTATTCAAGGATTAACAAAGACATTTATAAAGACATCTACAGGATATCGGGTTACGGCACCGGAAGGATTTGTAGCTATAGATTCTCTCAAGGGAGGAGCTGTTAAATTGGTAGACCGAATGGAATTTTCAATGCAAAACTTTAACGCAGCAAAGAATTGGGACAAATGAAAACATTTAAACAACATATAAAAGAATCAAAAGATATTACCAAATATTCTTCTAAGGATTTAAGTAATAATGGTAAAGATGGAAAACTAAATATAGTTTTTTCAAAATTTTTATGGATGGATGATTCGGAACAAGGCAAAGCCGCTAGTGGTCAACCAAAAGGAGAAGAAGAGGGTACTGCTCTATACATGACTATCACTAAAGATTCAAGTGGTGAGTTCTTATATCCTAAAAATTCTTTCCATGTTGGACATGATAGAGTAAACACGGATGGTCAAACGGTTATGGGTTGGACAGGAACAGCAAGATTAGTGACTTATGATAAAAAAGATGCCATCGATTATATCAAGAAATTTGGAGATGTATCATTTCAAAAGAAACAAATAGGAAAAGGTGAAAAGGGGTGGGATAAGTGGCCACCTACTTATGACTTAACGGGAGATTTTAAAGGTCAAGGAAAAGGTAGTAAAATTAGAGTAATTCAAAGTTTAGACCAAATAAGGTACTAATGAAAAAATCATACGAGGAACTTCAGGACGAAGCACTTATTGGAGAAGGTGGAAATATATGTGATATATCAATAGATAAATTGCGTTCTCCCACTATGAAAAAGTTACACAAATCCCAATGTCATGATCCCAAAGCAGGAAAAGAAAGAGATTCAGGAATGCAACGTGCAGCTAAAAAAGCTGGAATGAGTCGTGCAAATAGAATGAAATTATATAATGATGTTAATGAAGGTGAATCGAGAATGGACGCATTAAAACGGGCCATGGCTATTGCTAAATGGAAGAAAGAAGGCGGAAAAGTTGATAAACAGCCACCCTCTCCTGCGACAAAAGGAAGTGGATCATATGGAGGACGAGGTAAGGGTGTCAAAAGATTTGATGATGAAGAAGATAATGAAATGAATCGCGCTATTATGGCATATCGAAAGTCAAAGAGGAAAAAGAAGAAAAACGAAGATGTCGGAGAAGGATACCAGGAGATTTCAAATCTTGTAGATATCACAAAAAGAGTAATGGACCAACTGATTAACGCAATGAAAAAAGAAGATTTCAAGGCAGTATCATCGTTTTATAAACAATTGGGGAAGATAATCAAATGAAAACATTTACACAATACCACGAAGGTTGGTTTAGCAAAAAAGAAAAAGAAGACCCAGATGCAAAGGAACTAGGAGATCTTGGTATGAAGGCCGCTGGTAAAGGTGGATGGTCTAAAAAAGAACAAGACCGTTACAATGATCTTTGGATGAAGATGCATAAAAAAGGGAAAACACCAACAATGTCGCCACCTGCTGTATATGATGATGATTCTTGGGGAACTAAAACTAAGAAACTTCATAAAAAACTTAAACTTACAACAAAAGACCATGACGGTGTGCTAGCATAATGAATGGATGATGCAATTTTTAATGACCTGCTGAAGAGCACAAAAGATATGGTGAAACATGCCAGAGGACAGGAGAAAAGTTTAATGAAAACAGCAGTATTTGTATTTGGAAGGTTTAATCCTCCTACTATCGGACACGGAAAGTTACTCAATGCGCTAACCGCAACAGCACAAAGAGTCGGTGGTGATGCTCTTGTATATACAAGTAGTACACAGGATGCAAAGAAAAATCCACTTTCCAAAACACAAATCTTCAAGTACATGAAGAAGGCGTTTCCGAAAGAGAAGAAATACTTTCAAACTAGATCAACTGCTAGAACTGCTATTGAAGTAGCTGTTGAACTACATGAAAAGTATGATAAATTAATGATGGTTGTGGGTAGTGATAGAGTTGCAGACTTTTCTTCATTACTAAATACTTATAATGGAGTAAAATCAAGACACGGTTTTTATGAATTTGATAAAATAGAGATAATTAGTGCTGGTGAACGAGATCCAGATGCCGAAGGCGTTTCTGGAATGTCTGCTTCTAAGATGAGAGAAGCAGCAGTTCAGGGTGATTTTGATACTTTTAAATTGGGAGTACCAATAGTAATGAAGAATAAAGATGCGAAAAATATGTTTAATGATGTTCGTGTAGGATTAAGATTAGATGTGGTTCGTGAAGGAATGAAGCGCCGAAGAGGCATGCAAGATCCAATTATGGTAGAGAAAAAAGAACAAGTAGAAACAAAAGAATTTTCGTGGCAGGGGTATGAAACCCTGAGTTTGTCTACATGCGTTGAAGCATATGAGATGTATGACGAAATCATCAATTCAATGCATGAGAGTATGTTTACCAAGGCCGAAATAGCTTATTTGAAAGAATCACTAATATTGGTTGATAAATGTCTTACAATCGCTACAACGCCGAAATCATTAGTAGAAAAAGAAGACGTACAAAGTTATATAGAATTTTCTAACAAAGCAATCAAACTATTGGAGAATGTTGGAAAACGAATAGGAATAGATTTTGAATATTCGTTTTTAAATGAACTTCAAGTAGAAGTAGCGGAAGACGCGCAACCTAAAAAAACATTTACACAATTTTCGGGAGAGATGTATGGCATCTGATAATCTAATAAACGTAATCGCTGGTCTTGTCAAACGTGACGGGCGGATCGCTAAAGAAGCGGATCAGAAAGTCAAGGCGAAACTCAAAGCAGAAAAAGAAAAAAAAGATGGTGAAGAGGAAGATGACGAGGATGAAGACCCGGTAGGTGATCCAACTCCAGCAGGAAAAGATACTGCTACTGAGCCAGAAGAAGATGAGCAAGAACCCGAAGAAAAACCAAAAGAAGGTGAAGGTGGAGAGGAACCAGATAATAAAATCACTGGTCCAGATCCCGCTTTAGTTGCACAGGTAGCTGCTATCATCAAGAAAGAACTAAAAGATGAAGATCAGGCCAAGAAAGACCAAGAGGTTAAACTTTCCGGCAAAAAAGAAAAAATTAATACCAAACCAACAATGAAACAAGAGGGAAAAATGAATTTTAGAGAAGCAATTAGAGCATCATTAACCGGCTCACCAATGGCAGAAGGATATGAATCCCATGTTCTTGAAATTCTTAATGATGAGGGTATAGATGGACCGTTGGGGTATGAACCATTTTTTGAGGATGGTAAACTTTTAGTAATGAAGGGTCAAGAGGGAAGAGCGAAAAAAGCTCTTAAAAATTCTGGTGAAATAAGAAAACTTCCAAAAATCGTTGGAGAAGAAAAAGTGGTTGATGAAAAAGTTGAGATTGATGACGGAAAATTGACTGATGAAGAATCTGAACTCCAAAAGAAATACAAAGAATTTTATGACAAAATGTTAGCCAAATTTGGGGTTAAAAGTCCTGGTGAAATGGATGATGACAAGAAGAAAGAATTTTTCAATGCTATCGAAAAAGGATGGAAAGAAGGTGAAGGTCCTGTGGAAGAGAACTTAGAAGACTTTGAGGAATTTCTGGTAAATATGGTCGCGGTAGATGAACTGAAAATGTCTACAGCCGATAAGAAAAAAGCAGCACTGTACCGAAGATCTCCCGCAGGAAAAAAGGCTATAAAGAAATATCTAAAGAAGTCTAGTAGACCAGGTTACAAACCAGATAAACAACTCGCAAAAGCAATGAAAAAATCTGCAAAGAAACCAGGAATAAGAAGTTCATTTGAACCAGAAGGTGAAGAGCAAATTGAAGAATCTCGTGAACCTGTTTCGGTTGATGGAAGACGAAAAGGATTTAAAGAAGCTATCCGGCGTCTAACCTACGAAAAATTGAGAAAACTTCACGATAAGGCAAAATCTGAAGAAGTTCGTAGAAGTGTAGAAAGATGGTCAAGCGAAACTTTAGAAGAAAGTCAAAAAAAAATAGAGATTGATGAAGCGAAATCTGGAACTGGTTACGAATTGTATCACAAAGATTTCTCATCTGCAATGCAACACGCATATGATCATGCAAAGAAAAAAGGTTTCGTTGTAGACACTAAAGAGATTGATGATAAGGTTGCAACTGGGCCAAAGAAACCATCAAGTGGTAAGACAAATCGTTACATCTTGGGAACAGACAAGAAGAAAAATGTTCATGTTCAAGTCACAAATTTAGACAACAAACGATATGAATTGAATATGTATATTGAAGAAGTTGAACCTGTTGATGAGGGAAAAGGAATTGGGAATTTCAATACTGACCCGAAGAAAATTAAAAAAGAATATGAAGATAATGAAGACATAAATCACCACACAGAAAATTATTTACTTCTTGCGGTGCATTTTGGAACTAATACCCAAGTCAAGAAAGTTAAAGAGATTATGAAACGGAATGAAAAACAAGGTTCCACTTCACAAAAAGACAACGATTGGATGTATAAGAATATCATGCCATACTATGACAAAATCAGAAATGAAGAAGTTGAACTCGGAGAATCCATAGCACTTCAAATTGTAATGGCTCTGGATGATGTGGGTATTGTCGCAACTGAGATTACAGATAACGAAGTTACTGTTAAGAAAAAGGAAGTAAAGAAAGCCGAAGCAGCATTGAAGAAATCCTTTAAAGGTAAAAAGGTTCCAAAGGTTATCGGTGAAAAATTCACGATTTCCGCATTTGATAAAATCAAGGGAATCCGAAATAGATTAAATGAAGGTATTGACCGTGTAGCGGCTGTTGAATTGAAAACGTACATTGAAAATGATAGTGATTTATACAGACAACAAATTGTTCCTATTATTAAGAATGTTCAACGGAAAATGAAATCTGGCAAATATGACCACACCAAAGCACCTAAATTGTGGATGTATTTGATTGATAATGGTGCTAAAAAATATGTAAAAGAATTCGGGGGAAATGTAAAAGATATGTTTCCAAAAGACCTGCGGATGTCGGTTGCTAATGAATTTGCAAACGAATATCGTGCAGAAATAGAAATTCAAGGCGGAGAAATGGTATAATGGAAAAAAATACAGATTATTTTGGCGATAGGTCAGACTCAGAAAGAATGAGAAATGTTGCAAATATGGTTCATGATATTGTGAATCCAAAATCAAAAGAAGTTGAAGGCGATGAAGAAAAGCCGGAAGTTCAGATTGAAACTGCTGAAACAGAAGAACCAGAAGTAAATCCGGTAGTCGATTTGGTTGGTAAGGCTATATCTTCCCATAAACCGCGTGGTTCATTTTTCATGCAGGGAGTTCAAACGGATGACAACCCAAAATTATGAACCAAAATTAGATTTGGTAAAAGAGCGAATGGCTCAGATTGAGGGGTTAATAGAAAAATTCAAGGATCTACCAGAAGTTCAACAGAAATTACAAGGTGCGAAGGACGCACTACAGGAAAGCGAAGAAGAAATCATGCATTATTATGACCTTACGGAACTCGCGAAACATGGTTTAAACTAAATATAACATATAATTACAACTTTTAAAAGGAGAATAACATGTCTTTATGGGGAACAGCTCATGCGGCAGCAAATAACAAACCCAAGTTCTTGACTACCGATGAGGACTCAGATTATACCAAGCAGGATTGCTATGCAACACAAGGTGGTTGGTCAATGAGAGCAGGAACAAAAGCAACCGGAAATGGAAATACCAGTGCTGATCCTGAAATTCTAGTTGCAATCGGCGATCTCGCCGGATCAACAGATACTACTGGTTTGAGAGCACCAACTGTCACAAATATGAGATTTATTTGGGGTACAGCTGCAACTACCGATGGATCTGCTGGTGATGGAACACAACGGATACTTGTTGAAATCACATGGGATGAGGCCGTTACTGTCGCAGGATCACCACAAATTGTGGTTGATAATGGAAATCAGTCGGGTGGTGGATATGGTGATCATACACTTACATACACCGCAACTGGTTCAACTGCAAACAGGAAACGATTTGTAGCTACAAGCAGAGGTTTGGGTAATACTGATGTTCTGACTATAGGTGGAACTAATCTAGCACTTAATAGTGGAACAATTTCTGATACAGTACGAGGTGGAACTTCACAAGCTGCATCATTAGTACTTTCAGGATTGACAGCAGTTACACATACAGTAACATTTTAATAATTAATTGATTGGGAATAATAATGGCAAAGAAAGCGAAGAAAACGGTCAAGAAAGCCGTCAAAAAAGTAGAAGTTTTGAAGTCTCCGGCACCAAAGCCGGAGGCTCCAAAAGAATCGAAGGTTAAGAAACATCTTGAAGACCTTCGCTTGCAACGCAGAGATGCTGCAATTATTTGGGATGAAATTAACGATAAAAACCTTAGTGATGAGGAGATTAGAGAACTAGTCAGATCCAAAAACTTTGGTACACTATTAGGAGAAATTTCCTAATAATTTAACAGGAGTACGTCTAGAACATTCCCTTTCGTAGATACGGAGTTTTAGCGTATGTTCCTTAACGGTGGCGAGTCCCGTCACATAGCCGTAGGAGATAAAATATGGCCGATAAGAAAATTACCGCTCTCAATGCTTCAACTGCATTGAGCACAGATGACCTTTTTCACGTTGTCGATGATCCAAGTGGAAGTCCCACTAACAAGAAAATCACAAATGCTAACGTTTTCAACAAGATTCCGTCATGGATTGGTCTTGCTGGAACACCACAAGCTTTGACAGCTGCGGGAGCTGTGAGTATCACAACTTCTATTACTACTGTTGCTTCTAGTGCTGCAATTGCTTTAACGTTGGCTGATGGTATTCAGGGTCAAATCAAAATCATCGTATTCATTACTGATGGTGGAGACGCAACACTTACACCAGCAACCATGAACGATGGAACAACCCTTACATTTGCAGATGCTGGTGATGCAGCAATTCTGTGTTGGATTGGTGCATCTGGATGGCAAGTGATTGGTGCATGGGGACCAGGAACACCTGGTGCAGGTCCAACTATTGCATAATTTTTTGTAACTAAAGAGTGGGTCTTTTTGGCCTACTCTTTCTTTGATTGGAGTATATAATATGAGTGATGTTATTAATGCTGACCAGTTTCGCGAGGAAAGCAGTAAATTGGAAAGAGACCGGGCAATGTTAAATGAACGGTTACAGGCACTTAATGCAGATCGTGAAGCGACCATAAGACAATTAGCGATGGTAGCAGGAGCCTTGCAGACGATAGGTAGTTTCTTGGACAGGATTAATCCAGAAGTAGAAGTAGAGGTAGATCCCGAAGAAGAAAAATGAAGTTTGCTGACCTGACAGAAGAGAATTTTCTTATGTTCTCTATGAGGGAATATAATAATATGCAGTGTACAGATGTTGAAGAGTTTTATGATGATTTAAAAAAGGTTAAATATATCAAAAGACTTTTCAACATCTATAAGAATGATGGTCAACTGAAA